CTCCAAAATCGACGCCGGTAATTCGGACTTTACCGGCTCCGAGGGAAACACAAAGTATGTCCGCTCGGTCGCTACTTCGCGCTCGATTGATACCGCCAGCGCCGCGTCGGCGTGCAGAGTCGCGTAACCCGTTGGGCACAGGTTGAAAACGTTCGTTCGGCAATGCTCGCATCTGTCTAAATGTGCATGAAAATCACTCATTTGTCAAACAGCAACCCCTTTCTTAGCCGTCCGGGCTGCGATCTCGATTGCCGCCGCATCGTGCAGTTCCTCAAGAACGAGCGCGCGCCGTTCAAGAATGGTTCTGAGCGCGACAACCTTCGGTTCGTCGCCGGTTAGCTTGAGATAGTCCCGCTGTATTGTCAGCCGGCGGATTGCACTACGCCGCAGCAGGTTCAGCAATTGTTTCAGATTCGACCGGCGAATCCGAGCGTTGATCTTCGTATCCAACGATTTCGGCGCGTGCGCTACCGCGCGCTTAAACGTTGACTTTCCTTCGATAACCTCTCGCCGGGTTTGCGAATAATCCCGATAAAGCGGCGCCTCACTGGTGAAAACTTTCTGACGCGCGATAGCGCAATTCTTCCGCATTCGATTGCTAAGTTTAACCTTCGGTCCGGTTAACATCGCCGTTGCGACTTCGACAGGCATCCCGTCGATGGTTTCCGGGGTTACCGCCGGATCGGTTGTTTGTTTTTTCATAGATACTCAATTTCTACTTCAGTTGTAATCACTGCAACTGCTTGTTGATCCAATAGCTCTTTGACAAGAGTTACTAGTTTAATTTTTCGTGCTTCTACGTTGGCGAATTCTTGCATGGCATCAGTGATATAAATCACCAATGTTTTTCCAGGTTCCTCAACAAGCCTCCCTTGCTCGTTTTTCCAGCCGCCGAAAGTATCCAGCAGCGTGTATCCGCCGAAAAGACTTGCCGCTTTGTCGCAGATTGCGCGCACCGCTCGCTTTGCGTCATTCTGCGCGATCAGCCTGCCGTGTCGATCCTCGCCGATGCCGAAACCGAATTCGATTTTGTATTTCATGGTAAAAATCCTTTCGGGCCAGCGAGCATCTGATAATACTGGCCGAGATAAGCCGCCGCACGAGAAGCGAAACATCGCGCGCGGATGTATGCTTTATACTTCGAGCCGCCGCTGAGACCGGACTGCGGCAGCGTCTCAAACCACCAGTGCGCCGCGAGGGTGTCATGCGTCCGCGCGGACAGCGGCGCGGGATACGCCGGGTATAAACAGGCAGAACCGCCCTGAGAGTGCAGCACGCGGCTGCTAGTAAATAGTCGATTCATCGCGTTACCTCCCCGGCGTCGATCAGCGCCACAGCCGTTCGCCCGTAGCTGCCTTGTAGCTGCCAAACCAGGCCGGTATCAACAAGGTGCTGGAAAAGTTCGATAACTCCGTCGTTGTCCAGTTCGCCGGACTCGTAGGCAATTATGCCGCCGACCGAATCGTAAACAGTGCTACGCGCGCTCATGCGGCACCTGCCTTGCAAGCAGCAATAAACCGGGCGCCATCGAAGGCCGGATTATCGTTTGCCAGCCGATCACCCAGGACATCCACCAGCAGGTCGAGCGTCTTATTTCCGGCATCCCCGATAAGCCCCGGATTCACCGGACGGCAATTTGCAATTGCGTTTGCGATCAGTTTGTAATCTTTTCGGCTCATATTTTAATCGGCCTTACTGGGGCCGTGATGGAAGGTAGTCCAGCGCAACCAAACCCGCAAGGCGGGAATATACCCCCCGTTAGCTAGGGGAAACTACGGTGTCGTCCGTCGATACAACTGTGCCGAACGCGCCGCTGCGAATGTGCTCCCGCAATTCGGCAGCTTTGCATTCTGCAAATTTCCGCTGTTGCAATGCGCTGGCCTTGCGAAAAGCTTCAGTGTCCAACGATAGCTCATTCAAATATTGAACCAACACGTTGTTGATTGCTCCGAGACCGCAAGTTGCAGTCCCACGAATTGTTGAAACCCGCCAGGCGGCAACAACGTCGTTAATCCTGCGCGGCGGATTGCTAGTGTTATCAAGTTCCCAATCGGTTAGTTCTTGCCAGATAATCAATCCGGGCAACTCGAAGAAAATCTTCTGCCGGTCGCGCATTACCTGTAAAAAACAAGCAACAAACCGAACACGATACTAATTAGGAAACCAATAAAATCCCAGATGGTAATCTTCATTACGAACGGCAGATTGCGAATGCCGTGATAATCGCCCAACAAACAAGAATTACCGGCCAACAGGTTAGTTCATTCATGCGATTTACCCCCCTCGTCGGCCCAACTTTCCGGCACCAACGGATTTACCAAACCAAAGGATACCTTCAGTTGTCCTCGTCTGGCACCATCGTCGATTAGTCTTTGCACATCTTCAGTTGCAGCTAAAATTTCTTGCTTGAGCCTAGCGTTATAGCTATTTAAACGAACGCACCCATCCCACCAATAATTTTTCTCTTTTCTCATTTGCTCAAGGTCTGAAGTTACCTGTTCCAGTTCTCGGCGCAATCTGCGGGTTATCGGCAACGAAAAACCGGAGTCCACAAGATTCACAACGGCAATCGGCATGTGCCGGCGAACAGATTTCGCAACGTCTGAAAATAACCGGCTCGCTCGAATAGCAGCGATACTCTGAAGTATTCGTCCCGGCAGCAGTTTCCAAAAAGCGAGGGCAAACAACGTCAACATAGGGTTTTTCCGTGGGCATAATTCAAATCATCGGCGCTGAGATGCCCCTTGCCGTTGCAAGACCGGCACCAGTCCAATTTCTCACCAACATAAACGTTGCCGGTGCCGCCGCAAGGCTGGCATATAGAACGATCAGTTCCACGATCAGCAACGGCCAGCGCAGCGCCGAATTGTGCAACCTGCGCGTCAGTCCACCTTGGCGCCGGATAGACCTTCCGAAACTTTCGGTATCCCGTTGCGTGAAAGATACCTAGTACCGAGCGCTGCCAGTCGATTTCGTCATAGTTCTGGCACCAGTTGGAATTCATGTCATAGCGCGGTGCGTCACCCTTGCCATTGATCCCGTGCGCGGAACTCAAGCCAATATCTCGTTGTCGATTCTTCATAAAATTTTTTCAATCTTCCAACCGAGATCATCGCACATAACGCAAAAAACGTCAAACCAACCCCCACGCCACTCTAATAACGGCCCGGCGGTGCTAATTATTCTTCCGTCCGAGACTAGGATTTCCGTATCAAATCCCCCACTTGATCCGCGGTAGGAGACAAAGTATCGGTCGGAATGGATAACTGTATGTTGTATTTGCTCAACCATAAAATGAACTCGGAAACCCGAATAAACCGCCGATTGCAAATTTCTTCAGTATCCACCCGACCAAACAAATCTTGCCAGGATTCCCGCGATTTCCAGAGCGACCCGTCCGAGCCGTCGAGAAAAAGTTGCATCGTCTCCAAGGCACCGCAAACAATCGGTTCAGTCGTGGATTCACTCATACGGCATTCATACCCAACGGCAACCCGCGGTCGCCGGATTGTTCCGGCGGATTCGTCAGAATGAAAATCCACCGTTTGACGCCGGGTTCATCAACGAGGTATGCAAGCCGATAGCCGGACAGCCAGGCGCCGCGTGTCGTAGTCCTGCGGCTATAATGCTGCAAGCCGTGCAGTATTACATCACGCGGAAACCAATCCTGACCAAGAGATTCAACCTGCACTTCGATTTTATCACCGGCAGGCAGCATTAATACCGCGTTGTCGAACGTGATTTTCAGTTGCTCGGGAATCTTTTCGTTGGCGCTCACGATTGTTTCGGAACCTGTGCTTGCTGCTGCGCGACTTGTTGCTTCACGCGATCAACATGCGAACTGATTGACGCAAACAGCATTACCAACGGCTCGTATTCATTTCTCGTTGTGTGCCAGCAACCCAGCAGGTCGGAAGCATAAGCAACGAAACTATTGAACAAGAACTGCCCGAGTCCGGCGATTTCCGCTTGGCTGTTGGGAGTCACAATTTTGGTATTACTGAGTTCTTGGAACCTCGCTAACGCTTTTCCGATACCGATTGCGACATCCGGCGTCAAGCGTTGGTTGAACTGCAAGTCTGCGGCTGCGACGGTTCCCCTTACGTCGGTATTTCCAGGGAATTGTGTAATATTGTCTTTCATTTTGTTGGATTTGTTTTTTTCGCTGCGCGCCAGCATTCAATATGCCGGCGCAAAATTATGTTGTGCGTGCTCGGCGGGTTGCCGCAAAAAAGATTCAGCCAGTTCCGAAGTGCCGTATCAGAAACGGTATCTCCATCAATATACCAAACATCTAACTCGTAAGTGTAATGAACACCAGGCATCCTGTTGTTGGCCGGGCTATCAGGGGCGCAATCACAATTCGCTTGCTTGTCGATGACTTGCTGCAAATATTTTTCAAGCTTGCGCAGCCGATGAAAAATATTCTGTTTTTCATAATCCGGTAACTTAATTTCAGCGGGATACTCAAGCTTTGCAATTCGTTCTTGCAGACGCAATACGTGATCGAGTGTGGCAGCTTCTTTAATGTAGGCTCTGTTTGGTACCCGAAGGGCTTCTCCCGGAGGCGGCGATGAGATATACTGCGTTGAACTGGTGGATTTCCCCAGGCTCGCCATAAATTCGAGATGCTGGTGCAGCGTATCCGAGAATTCTCGCAGCACGGCACCGCTGGAAAAATACATATTGTAGTCGTATGCCGAGTTTGGAGCGTCGAATTCAACTTTCAGCCGCGCATCGGTAGCGCCGGTCCTTTTTTTCGCTGGTTCAATTGTAATTTTCATTTCAGGTTGTCAACCCACCTTTCCGGTGTGCTATTGAATTTCTGCATGTTTCGGTGTCAGTTCAAAAACGTTATTCGCTCGTGCAACACACTCTATCTCAGGTTTGCTAGTTGTCAAACGAGCAACATCGTCTTCGCAATAGGGAGTGACATAGCCCGGCGTTGGCGCCAGCGGCGGCGCCGGGTGCAGCGAGCCGACTGCAACAGTCCGATCCGGGTCGGTTATGTGAACTGTCTTTATGGATACCGTGTTTAAGCGTTCCTCGATACGCCTCAACCTACCGTTCAACGCATCAAACTTATCGCAGACTTCGCTGAAGTGATACAGCATCTCTCCGCGAATAGTTCGTGCGGCTGCGCGCTGTTGCTTCTTCAATTGTCGGTCGGATTCGACTGTCGCCGGGTTCAGAAGCACACCAACGGTTTCAAGATGCTTTGCAATTCGATCCAATAGCCAGACAGCATCTTCAAAGTCGAGCGCATCCTGCTTAGTATCTTCAACACTGAAGTTCACGTATGCGTCAGTGACCGCAGGCCCGCCGCGGCAGCGATACCCCCAAAATCGAAACGTTGCGAGATCAGCGAATTTTGCCGCAACAACTTCGGACTCTGAGAATCCGATACGCCTATATTTTCCCCCGAGGTAAATACGCACTCCGAATGTTCTCCCGTTGGGCAACAGGTAATAGCAGCATGGTGTGCAACCTGCGGCACGTTTATCCCGCAGTTCGTCATCGTATTGACGCACCGGGTTGTCAACGGTGTCGAAGGTAATCGTCCGTAGCTCGTTCGCAAGCTCGGTCAACGTCGGATCGTTTGATCGTGTTCCCACGAACAACAGTGCACCGGAAATCGTTACTTGTCAAACGATACGCCGTTTCGCCGTTATGGGCGATTATGTAAACAATTATGATGACGAGTTCTGAGTCCAGGCGACTGTGGCCCCGGCTGGGATATTCTATGGGCCAGGGCGTAGTCTCCATATATTGATTAAAAAATCCCAAAAAGGAAAAAGGGACTCAGAACTCGTCATCATAATTGGTTAGATAATGGAACAATACCTTCGGCGGCTGGCAGGCCAGTTTTTCGGTTTGCAATTGCCGCGAAAATGTGGCACTATTGGTTTATATGGACCCGAAAGATAAACCATCCCCAGCTTCGGTGGATAAAGAGCTTTTCAAGCGTATGCCGAAAGCGGTTCAAGACCTGAATGCCCTGGGCCGCAAGGAGCTTCGTCAGAAGCGCCGTGCTCAGTTCGAGGATGAGCGACAACAAAGAGGGTTCCCTACCACCCCGCCGAGAATATGAAAAACAAAGTCCCTGAACTCGGTCCGATGATTTTTGATGAATCTCGCCGGATGATAAGACGATTCCGTCGCCGCAATAACATTCAGAGAAACTCAAGTGTGAGCTATCTCAAGTATAAATATGGGCTGACGCCGGAGCAGCTTGAGAAAATGCGGTTAAATCAAAACTTTTCGTGTGCGATTTGTTTGCGGCAACTTCCGCTAGTGGTTGACCACAATCACGCGAATGGAAAAGTGCGGGCCTTGCTGTGCGTAGCCTGTAATGTTGGCCTAGGGCAGTTCCAAGATTCTGTGGTAATGCTTGAGCGGGCGCAAGAGTATATCCATAAACACCAATGAATATGCCTGAAATTGATTCGATTGACCGCGAGCAAGCTTTTCTTTTGTATGCTTCTTTCTGTGGCGATCTCGCCCGCACAGCGCACGCTTTAAATGTATCCCCGGTGACGGTGCTTCGCATGGCCGACGACGAAGGCTGGAATGACAAGCTGGCGCCGATTCTCGCGCTTAAGAAGTCCAGCAAACCTGGTGACGTTGAGAGAGCTATGAATCGCGCGTATAACTTTGTCCAGGGGCATCGTATGCGTATGATTGTCAACCGCGTGATTCAGCGGCTTACCGGATTCAATGAGAAGGAGTTCGAGGATTATTTATTGACCGGAACATCCCCGCACGGTGTTAAATTCGCCAAGCTCAGCACGCGCGCGTTGGCGGACCTGGCGAGCGCGATGGAGAAGGCGCACGCTATGACCTATGCGTCCCTCAACGACACCGCGCCCGAGCGCAGCAGACGCAATGAAGCCGGCGACGATAGCGTATCCGCCGGGCTGTTGCACGTCAAGCTTGCGGCAGCGATGTCCGAGGCTGGCGAGTCCAAGACACCGCGCGCCTTACTTTTCGACGCCCAGCTTGAGCAAGCCGCTGCGGCTGTGAAGGTTATACAGGATAGCGCGAAGCCGGCTAACCCGAACGACAACGATGACCACTAATAGTTGACTAAACGGTCAACTACTAAGCGCAAGCGAAAACGTAGCGCGCTCCCCGGATTTTCTTTCCTTTCACGATAACGTTAGCGATAAATCCCCCGAGCGCAGGCCGCGCGCCTCACGACCGAGGCCGGCGGACGTGGCCGAATCTACAGATAGTGCCACAACCTCCTACCCGGTATCGTTAAAGTTTCAAAACCCGCTTGGGGGGCTGCTCGGCTGTATGTTTCGCTTAGTGCCTCCCCCTGGGGATAAAAAATTGGGATCGAGGATATTTTGTGTGCCGTAGGTTCCTCCCGGTGGGAACTATTGCGCTTGCACTATACTTGCGCCTGGAACACTGTTGAGAGATGGCTTACATGGAAAATGCGGACGCAGAGAAGCGGAAGTTTCTCCCGGCTGTTATTGTCGATTTTACCTGCGACCGATGCAAACGAGCCGGCAAAGGGCTGTGCTCCACACTGCCGGCGCCGTCGCCGATAACCGCAGGCTACTATGACCTGACTGCCAGTTGGCGAGAATACGCGCGCGGCAACGAGAAAACAATCTGCGACGAGTGCATGAACTCCGATGAAAAATTCAAAACCATGCTTCGATCTTCCTACGGATTTTCTGTGTAAATTCTGCTTGCCTATTTTTCTCGAATCCGGCACTGTTGGTATATGATGAAAAGCGCGCTGAAGTTGGCCGCTGCGATTACAATTTTCGCGGTTGCTTCCGTTGCTTTTTGTCGTTGCGATTTCCTGCGGCCTCTGGCTGGCGTGTCGTCTGAAAACCGATACGAGCGTGCGGTCCAGCAAACGGTTCTGATCGTAACGCCATCCGGCAGCCAAGGGTCCGGCGTAGTCATCAAACGTAGTTCACCGGACGGTGAACGGTTGTTCGTCTGGACGGCGGCACACGTAACGTGCAATGCGGATACGTTCGATGTCATTAAATCTTTTCCTTCCGGCACAGCTACTTTTAAGGCGCATCTGATCGCCAGCGATACCAAATTCGATGTCGCGCTACTCCAATTGGATGCACCGACGATTTTATTCCAATACGCGGAATTTGCACCGGAAAATTACACCGGGAGGATCGGTGACTGGATTTATCATTGCGGAAACGTTCTCGGTCAGAACTATGTGAATCTGGTAAGCCGGGGAATAATTTCCCATGAGGGCAACATTCTGTGGGCGTTAGTCGATGTTTCAACACTGCAAGCGGAACACGGTTGCTCCGGCGGGCCGGTATATGCGGAAAGCAATCAGCAGGTAATCGGGATTTTGATTGCCGGAATCGCGCGCGGTCAATATGTCGGCTACGTTCCGGTGCGAGAAATTTGGAAGTTTGCAAAGTCCGAAGGCGTCCGATGGGCAGTTTATGGAAACTATTGTCCGAGCGATGCAACTTTGAAAATCCTAATCGACGATCACCGGGTAGCCCCAAACCAATCAGACATACAGGAATAATAACATGGCAATTCAACTCGGCGTAACAGCGCGCAATAACCGCCTCGATCAAGTCGAGAGCACCGCAGGAGTCAGCGCAAAACTTCAAATACGCACTGGCGCACAGCCTGCCGATTGCAGCGTTGCGAATTCCGGCACACTGTTGATTGAAATCGCGCTGCCGTCCGACTGGATGAACAGTGCATCCTTGGGGGTTAAAACGAAACTCGGCACCTGGTCCGGCAGTGCTACCGGCACTGGCACCGCTGGCCATTTCAGAATTTTCGACACGACCGATGCAACGTGCCATGTGCAAGGCACGGTAACGTTGACTGGCTCTGGCGGCGACATGACGTTGGACAATACCAACATTCAATCGGCGCAAGTCGTCACGGTCAACACATTCACATTAACAGACGGAAACGCATAATATGAGCTTACAAACCTGGGAAGAAGTTTTAGTAACGTCGATCACTGACGGCACCGCGCTGACAGCCAGCACAACGCCAACATCAATTTTGCCGTCGCAATCAATCCTGACGTTGCCGAGTAATTTTTTCTACGTCGGGCGCCAAATTCGGTTGCGCGCAAGCGGGAGAGTTACTACGGTTGTTACGACCCCCGGCACGTTGACATTGGATATTCGGTTTAACACGTCAGTCATTGTTGCTAACGGAGGCGCAATTCCGTTGACAACCGTTGCACAGACCAACGATACCTGGTCGTTGGAATGGTTGCTAACCTGCCGGACTGTTGGGTCTGGAACTGCGGCTACGTTAATGCACACGGGCGTTTTTCTGAGTTCCGCTGGCAACCCGATTGTGTCGATGTTACCTGCGACCGCTCCGGCAGTCGGCACCGGCTTCGACAGCACCGCTGCCCAAACTGTGAATTTGTTTGCGACCTGGTCGTTGAACAATGCGGATTCGATTCTTTGCCATCAATATCATCTTGAGGCGACGAATTAACAACGGATAGCTTGTGCCTGCGTCTCGTAGTCCGGGTAAATTTTTTGGCCCCCGGCAATTTCCGACGCCGGTTTTATTGCAGTTCAACGCTGGTGGTGCCAACGCGAATTCGGCGAATACGCTTGAAACAGTAACGTCATCCGGTGCTGGTGCCGTTGCGATTGCCGGAGCGACCTACGCCGTTATTATCTTCATAGCGGATACGTTATCCGCCAGCGGATCAGTTAGTGTTGCAGACACGTTGACTGTTACCCTGGCTCCGCTGACGCTGGTTGCCGGAGACCCGAAGGTAACTCGAAAATTTTTGCACCAACTTCGGATTAAGAAATATTTTCGCGGGATATAATCCGCTTGAGAAAAAACTAGAATTTTATATGTCACAATCCGCTAACGCGCAGTCTTTCGGTATAATACCGAGAATCGACGATATGCAGCAACGCCTCGGCTACAAGATGGCGGCGATGGTTGCTGTTGGTCTCGGCCTAGGCGGCGTTGTATGGGTGACGGATACCGCGATGCATTCCGGCGAATTCTGGTCATTTCATGCGATTTCCGATTGTGTTTTTGATACCGTGACATATAAGGCAAACACGAGCAGCGGTTCACCCGCGGGGTTAAAGCTGCTTGCGGGCGATAGGCTATTCGGGCCGATTGTTCAGCTTAAGTTGACCTCCGGCAGCGGCGAGCTTATGAAGGGGATTATATGATTTGCGCCCCCGCGGCATTTACTCGGTTTCAGCCTCCAAAAGTAATTCCACAATTTTCGGGTATTGCCTGCAAACCGCGTAGTGTATTTAAACAAGCTATTTGTTGGTGCATCCGAAGGATTCTAAACGTTTTGATTCCCGTCGGAACCTGGGCCACAAAATAAGCTGATTTTATGCCGGCGCAATACTCATCCGGCAGAGCACCGATAGTTATTGGTGGAATGTCGAAGCGCCGCAGGTTCGGTCGCGGATTATTTTCGTCAAGGAAATTTTTCGATGTTGCCGGCGCCAATGCGGATAGTGCGAATATCCTTGGTGCGCTGACGCTTTCCGGCGCAACGATTGTTGCAATTGTTGCAGATTCTACTCCGACGTTAGCGGCGTTAGCATTGAGTGGTGCAACGGCTGTTGCGGTTGCGGGGATTGATTCAAGCCCTCTCGCCGCTCTGACCTTATCTGGTGCTGGTGTTGTTGCGATTGCTGGCACAGAGTCAAGCACTCTCGCCAATTTAACGCTGGCAAGTGCAACGGCGGTTGCGATTGCTGGAACGGAGGTAAACACCCTCGGTGCCTTAACTTTATCTGGCCTTGGCGCTGTTGCGGTTGCCGCAACAGATTCAAGCACTCTCGGAATATTAACCCTTTTGGGGGCGGGGGGTATCGCAATCTCCGCTTCAGCAGCAAACACATTGGCGGCTCTTACGGATGTTTCTGCCGGCATTATTTTAGTTCAATCGACGCTGAATGTAACATTGGATGCATTGGTTTTATCGGCTTCCGATTCGGAAGCGATTGTTGCAAATCTTTCTGTGTTGCTCGATGTTGCCATTCTTTTAGCCAACGGACAGGTTATTCCTTTTCAAACAAAACCCCGAACGCTGATTCCCGGCAGCGGGATTCAGTCGCTTTCCTGGTGAAAGCAACATTGACATAGCGGGCAAAAATCAACACTATTACTTTATATGGCAATCGACAAAAATGATCCTCGGCCTGCGGATACTGACAACAAATTGTTACAAAAAATTCTTGAACGGCTGAAGTCCGGCATCGGGTTGACGAACAGCGCGATTGATATTGGCAAGGTTGACCAAGGAATTCCGGGGGTATCCCCGTGGCCGATCTCCGGCACTGTCGTAGTCAGTAATTTGCCGGCTACCCTCGGTCAAAAAACAATGGCGAATAGCGAATCGGTTGCTATTGCCAGCGATCAATCAAGTCTGCCGGTAACAATCGGTAATTTTCCCGCAACGCAACCTGTTTCTGTTGCCAACGGTGTTGACATTACGCAGGGTGGTTTAGCGGATGCGACCGCAAGTGCGGCAACGTTGGATGTAACTCCGACAACTGCGGCATCGAGTATTGCGATTCAGAAGGCGATCCTCAATGTGCTGTATCGCAGTAGCGTTGATACTACGCCGTTGAATGTTGTAATTGCCGCCGGGCTGAAACAAGTCAACACGAGTTTTAATCGGCCAGCGAATACGACGGCATACGCTGCAAATCAGGTTGTCAGTAATAATACCATTGCCGGAAGTTCAAGCAATCTAACATTCACCGCAGTTGTTGCCAGCAATACCGGGGCCGCGTATATCTCTAAAGCCCGGCTTGTGTTGAATAGTAGCGTTACCACCAATGGACAGTTTCGATTGTTTCTTTTCACCGTTAATCCTACGCCGTTGGGTGACGCTGCTCAGAATACATTATTGTATGCCGCGCGTGCTCAACGCATCGGGTGGATTGATTTTGCAGTATCCACTTCTGGCACCGGCAGCGATTGCGCGGAATCTGAGGTTGTAAGCATTAATCTTCCGTTCGTTGCAGTCGATAGCAACCTTTACGGCGTCCTTGTTGCGACCGCTGCCTACGTTCCGACATCGGCAGAGCCAATTTTCGTTGAGTTGACTATCGACCCGAACTAATTCTGCGATGGGGAATTTGTTCAATAAACGTAAGCACGCGCCGTTTAACCCAACTGTCGGCGCGGGCTCCGATTTGATCTGCTGGCTGCGCGCCGATCCGGGGTATGTTAGTGTTGATCCCGGCGATGGTGTGACCTTCCTGCGGGATAAATCACAAAAAACTCAAGGGGTATTCCAAAGCACGCTTACTCAAAGCCCAGGGCTGTCTCGACTAGATATTATAGGAAACGCGCTTAGGTTTTCTGAGGATTTAACTCAAGGAACCTACGGGACTTCGACTGCTTGGGGGCAGAATGGGATTACTACGTCAATTGACGGGACACAGACCCCGCCATACGGCCAGGCAACGAAAATTATTCCTACGGCGGCATTAGCGGCGCACAATGCTTCTCAGTTTTATGCAACTGTAGGACCGACAATTTTTGAGGCGCTCTGTGCCCCTTCCGGCCTAAGCCCGGTAACTTTAAGTTTTCTTGGCGGTCCTGAAGGAACGAAATCGGCATCATTTAATTTGACGATCGGAACAATTGTCAGCACTGATGCCGGGATTACATCAGCGATTACCGATAAAGGCGGGGGTTGGTATCTTTGTAGCATTACTGGAACTCGCACGGCGAAAGGCGGATCAGTCAGAGTTACTCCTGCTTTAAATCTAGTAAATTTTACCGGCGACGGAGTAAACGGTATTTTTGTTGCGGCAACTGCAATTCGTAACACCGCATGGCCGAATACTTACGTCAAAACAAGTATTCTCGGTGAACGTGCATACCCGACAATTTTTTCTCAATTTACGTTTCAGACCGATGCCGCTGTTAATAGACTGCAAGCTTTTTTGAATAGTAATTTTGTTGCTGCTCAGCCGATTACTTTTTACTTTGTTGCGAAACAAGTAACTTGGAATTTGAACGGAACGTTGTTTGATTTGGGTGCCGGAGTTAATCCGGTTGCGATTATTCAAAAAGTCGCAACTCCGAGCATAACATTGAACGCAGGACTCGACGGACCTGCGAATACCAACTGGCCGTTGGATACGTATGCGATAATTACCGGGGTAGTTAATTCCGCGTCATCGTTGTTACAGGTCAACAACGGAACAGCGGCAACGGGTAACGCAGGAACCAATGCCGCAGGTGCTTGTAGTGTCGGAATCGACACCGGATTTGCAATAGGCTTTGGACAGGTTCAATTCGGAGAATTGCTTGTTTATTCCGGCATTCACGACGAGAATCGCCGGAGTAGTATTCAACGATACCTAGCAAGGTTTTGGGGGATAGTATATTGATGTGGCGAATACCTGGTATCTCAATCCGGCGACCGGAAACGATAGTAATCCGGGGAACTCAGCGTCGCGTGCCTGGCGAACTGCTGCGCGGTTAAATACCGCGCTGGCTGACGGAACGATTCTCGGAAACAGCGCGCATCCCTGGCGAAACAATGACGGAACGTTTCCTGCGAATCCGTTGGATGGATTAACTTTTTGCACGGGTCACAAATTCGGTTTGTTAATTAGCAACGGCGATACGGTGCTGATCGACACCAGCAATGCACCGCTATATTTGAGTGCGCCTCTGGTAATCGGAGATAATCTCGCGGGATTGTTAATTACCAGCGCGAGTGCAGACCGTGCGGATATTCGTGCGTATAAGCCGGTCTTTGGTTGGCAGCGAACCGCAGGATATAATAACATCTTCGATACCCCCGACACCGAGCAATACGTAGTTCTGTGGGAAAATTTACGCTGGCTCAATCATCCGGTTGGTGCTAATTTTGGGGCCGTTGCAGCGCAACTTGATAGTATTGCTGGAAGCTTTTGGACTGACGGTATCCGGCTATATGTGCACCCCTTCGGCGACACTGATCCGAGAACCGATGGAAAGAGCTATACCCGGTCACAACTTTTTAGCGGTGCCGGCGATAGCGCAATCAACATTACCGGCAACGACATAATGCTGAGTCGTCTAAACATCTCTGGCACTTGTCTTGTTGATAGTTCGGTCAACGATTCACCGCCGTCAACAATTCATTATTGTATTCAAACTGTTTGTAATAATAACCGAATTTTCGATTGTTTTCTTAGCTATGGAAGCAAGCATGTTTTTGGATCGTTGCGAGGAATTAGTAACCGCGGCATTTTTGTGGATAGTGTTGTCGCGGAACAAGGTTCTCCATATACCGTTGGCGGCGGACAAACGATATTTGTTGCTTATTCGGATACTGCGGCGGGAACTACGTCGATGACGGCGTATTTTAAATCGTGTTCATGCGTAAACAATGAAGGGCTAATCGGGGGGATTTCTGGAATAGTTGATTTTCTCGATCCAGTGTTTATTACCCACAACTCATCGACCGGAATTCAATGGACTAATATTTTTCTTGATAGCTGTAATTTTTCCGGCCTAGTAATTTCTCAAACCAACGACAATATTCTTGATGGTCTAATAATCACGGACTGCACCTTCGGAGCAGCGGCGCTGGTTCGCTCGTCTATTAACCGCGGTATTGTTGATGCAACCTCGGTTGGATGTAATATTGCATCCCCAGGAATCAGCATTAAAAATTCGATCTTCCGACCGATTCAGCCCCCGGCAAGTGCTTCGGGATATTCGGTTGTCAGCGGGATTTATTCCGTTACGAATTGTGTAGTCGATTTACGAAATAGCCCGGCGGTAACCCCCGGTGCGATGTTCTTTCGATCTGGGGCCTCAACGTTTGTTTTTTCTAACAATATTTTTATTACAAAATCGGGTGTGCTATTTATGCCGATAAATTTATTCTTCAGCACCGACACGTTGGTAATTGACAACAATATTTATCAGCTTGATGCAACGACTAACCTTTCCAAAAACTACGACGACGGAAACACAACCTCGACCCGGACATTCGATGCCTGGCAGAAACTTGGCTTCGATATTCACTCGTTGCTCGCGGACCCATTGCTGGATTCTCTATACCTGCCGCGTGTCGGGAGTCCGGTTGGTCAGGTTGCCGCCGGAGAGTTTCTGTTGGTCCGCAGGACGCGAAGGCCGTTCCTGCGAAATCGACATTGACAATTTTGCGAAAATCCGGCACTATTTTTATATGGCAAACTTTCTGAAAGCAGACGAATTGGCGACCTTGAAATACCTGGTGCGGTATCTGACGAAGGCGCAGACCGATAAACCCGTGGATCAGATTACGGCTGATCGACTGGCGCGCAGTTTCCGCAGCACCATGACGATTACGCCGCCCAGTGAAGTCGTGTTTCGGGAGAATATGTTGAACCTGCCGATTCTGACGCTGTTGCAGCTAATCCTCGACCTGAACGCAAGGCCGTAATTCTACGGTATCGCGGGGTCTGCTTGACAATCGCTGGCGGTGCTGTATAGTGCAGCAATGAAAGTTTTCTCATACACGCGCGTCAGCGGGCGAGGCCAGGTTGAAGGCGACGGTAAGCAGCGTCAGCTTGATTCAATTTCTCGGATGTGTCGTGAACATAATCTTGAGCATTGCGGGGATTGGTTTGAGGCTGGTATTTCTGGAACGGTTGAGGGGATTGACCGACCCCGATTTTCCGAGATGCTAGACGACATCGAGTTTAGAAAAAAGCACAAGCCAGATTCCATTGATGCAATTGTTGTTGAGCGTATGGATCGGCTCGCGCGCGATCTCATGGTTTCCGAGGTGCTGCTGAAGGAATGCAGAACTCGTGGAATCAAAGTGTTCGCCGCGGACTCCGGCGTGCTTGAGGACGTTGCCTCCGACAGTATCGACCCGACGCGCAAACTCGTTCGCCAGATTCTTGCCGCGCTGGCCGAGTGGGAGAAATCGGCGCTTGTGAAAAAACTTGCTGTCGCCCGCGCGCGGGTGAAAGCGAAAACCGGACGCTGCGAGGGCAGGTTGCCGTATGGGTGCCGAGTTGGCGAGCAAGCAGTTGTTGAGATAATCAAAAGTCAGCGTGCCGGGGGCCGATCCTATCAGCATATTGCAGATTTTTTGAATAGTGCTGCTCTGAAAACTCCGGCGGGAAAACAATTCGGAAAAAAGTTGGTGTTCAGTATTTACAACCGTGCAACCAACGGAAAGGTCTGAGTGGATCAAGCATTTAAATGTTACATTAGAACCCACGGCGCCAGCCGGCTAAGCACCGTCGTCGAGGACGCGAAACAGCAACACGCCGACGATTGCAAGCTTCGACTGGCACGAATCGCCAACGGGGCACACCCGGACTTCAAGAATGGGCATCTGAAGGATGCCGAGAAGGGCCGGCGAACAAAATAATTTCCCTTTGCCGACCGGCTATCTGTAACGGGTAGTAGATCAGCGTCATTGGGACGGGCGGGTTGACGAATCCGCGTAAACCGGCAGCCGAAGGCTTACTTGTCCTTCGGCTGTTTTATTTTCAGTTTGCATTATATCCGCTAAACCGGCACTATTGGGTATGATTAACACTATTCTTGCAGTCTCCGGCGTTCATACGCTGGCTCTCGTTGTTGCCGCTGTGGCGGCTTCCGCTGTCGGCACGTTGCTGTTTTTGCGTGCGAATCCTCATAAGGCTTCTGAGGCCAATGAGTATGTCGGCAAAGCCGATAAGGCAGTTGATTCCGCCGTTAAATCGGTGGTTGAGACCGCTAAGAAGCTCTGAAACCGAAAGAGCTAAGTTGCGTCAGTTCGGCGCAGCCCTTTATTGCAGCGTGGAGTAGCCTGGTAACTCGTCAGGCCCATAACCTGAAGTCCGTTGGTTCAAATCCAACCGCTGCACCCAATTTGAGATGTTGATAAGGCACTGCCGACAGGCGGGGAGAAATCCGGGAACCTCGTCCCGAAAGGATTTGGGCTTGCACCGTCAGTAATTCCCGTTCGCATCTCAATATTTTCGCATGAATGTGTATCTCTATTTCTATCCGCAGCCGGACGTTGATAGCACCCGCGCGGATTTCATTCGGCTTTGGGCGTCAAGCTGGTCTCGGCATGGCTGGACGCCGAGAATTCTGACGATCCGTGATGCGCGCAAAAGTTCGTATTACCGGAAGGCGTTACAACTCGACCTTTCCGGGGGCTTCGGTTTTCCGGTGGAGTATCTTGCGCTGCACGCAGTCGGCGGCGGGATGTTGACGACCCCGGACACGATAAATTTCGGATTACCGGCAAAACGGAGGGTAATGCCGGCTGAGTTTATCTCTGGTGGTGTTGTTTGGTCAACGAGCGCGGGAATTGAATCCGAGATGCGTCGGATTGCGCGGTATAAAATGCCAGGCAGCGGATTTATGAAGCGGGCGCCGGAAGCTATTTGCGGACATTATCCCGCGGAAGGATGGCAGAATTATCCATTGGTTCGGTTTGTTGGCGGCACCCCGGAAGATATTCGGACCTGTGGGCGCGATGTTTAAACGTTATGTTGCCCGTAGGACGGAACAAAGATTTAGCGAAATACATCGCAGCTTTCATTCACGCGCAACAACTCGGTGAAGCGGCAAAGTTAATCTCCGATTTCTGCGGCATTGCTAAAACATTCGATAGTAATAACCCGAAGGAATGTCACCCGATTCTTCTGACGTATCTGCACAGCCTGCTGAACAGTAATGGCATGGAGGAAGCCGCGCAGATTCTCTGGACTCCGAATCAATTTTCTTGCGCGCCGAAATACACCAAAGACCTTTGGAATCTATTTGATTCAACCAATCGGGGCCTTGTAATGGGCGCCGCGTCGTGCAGTAAATCGTATGCGCTGGGTGTTCGATTATTTCTCGAATGGATTCGTGATCCTGTATGGACGAGCATTCAGCTTGTCGGCCCGAGCGAGGATCACCTTGAAACAAATCTTTTTTCTCATATCGTCGGCTTGCATACGAAATCAACGCTGCCGATGCCGGGGCAAATTGGAGAACTTTTCATCGGTATGGACCGGCGGCAGCAGCTTGGTTCGATCAAGGGAGTAATAATTCCGGTTGGTAAATCGAAAAAGGCCGGCAGGTTGCAGGGCGGAAAACGGCTACCGCGGGATCGGGCGCATCCGATCTTTGGATTGTTATCTCGCAAGTTTGCGTTTATCGACGAAATTGAAAACGTGCCCGCGGGTCTTTGGGCGGATATTGACAACATGCTTTCGACCATCGACGAGCAGGGTCACGAGGGCATGAAAATTTTCGGTGCATATAATCCTTCCGACAGAAACTCTGAAGTCGCCAAGCGCGCAGAGCCGCCTTTCGGTTGGGAGTCTTTCGACGTTGATGCTCATTTTGACTGGGTATCCAAGCGCGGTTGGAACGTGTTGCGACTCGATGGAGAAAAATCTGAAAACGTTGTCGCCGGTAAAACGATTATTCCGGGATTACAAACGCGCGCGGGGCTTGCGGCGTTGGCATTGAATGCCGGCGGAACGCAATCCGCTGGATATTTTACAATGGGCCGCGGCGCATATCCGCCAACCGGGATCGAGCTAACGTTGATCCCGCCAGGAATGTTGTATAAAATGCGGGGCGAGTTTATCTGGTATGACGCGCCGACGCCGTGCGCGTCCTGCGACGTTGCGTTGACTGGCGGCGCTCGCGCTGTGTATTCGCTTGGTAAATACGGCAAGGCAACGGGAATGAAAATTCCTCCGACAATTGAGTTTCCGAACGGGCAGGTAATAATGTTCAAGGATAAAAACGGCCATGTTGTCCCGCGCTTCGGGGTTCAGTTGGACCGCCAGTTTACGTTGCCGCAAGGCGACACGGTCGCTGTTAAGGAGGGCTTGATGCAGGTTAATCGTCGTGCTGGTGTCAAACCGCAGGATTTTGCTTGCGACAGAACTGGCAACGGTGCTGGGGTCGCTGATTTGCTTCGGCACGAATGGTCGAGTCAGATTCACGATGTAAACTATTCTGAGGGGCCGACCAAAACGAGAATTGTTGCTGAGGATAAAAAACCGTGCGACGAGATGTTTGATCGGATGTGTTCCGAGCTTTGGTTTGGTTTTCGGACCTTTGGTGAATTTCATATTTTTTTGATTAACCCGCAAGTTGACATGAGTAAACTTACGGAACAAATCACAGGTCGAAAGTCTAAGCAGGTCGGTGAGAAATCGAAAATCGAATCGAAGAAAGACTATATCACTCGTGGCAATGAATCTCCCGACGAGGCCGATAGCGCAACGTTGCTTGTTCTTGCGGCGCGTCTCGGTAGCGGAGTTATTCCTTCGATCAACGGCACCGAGCTTCCGACGCTCGGAAATTTCGACGGGTGGGAGGACGAGATGCACTATCCGCACGGGGTTCGCCTTGATCCAAGTTCTCGAACAGATTATCTTGATGCTTCAGAAAGCGGGATGTATGGAGGCGAACCGATTTTATGAGGCGCATAAACGTCAACCTTTACCCGAAGGATGGTTATTGGTTCAAGAATACTGATGGTGCAAGAATTATTGCAGCAACTTGGGGAGGCGTCATGGCTCGGCTTGCGATTTATCGGAAACGCGCTGGACAGCCGGCAGGCGATCCTGAACGGGAAGTGATGGAGCAAGCATGTCAACGCAATCCGTCGTTTTGCACAACCGATGACGGGACCGCGGGCCGACAGTTGAAAGCCGCTTCGCTCAAAGGCAGATTACTTGCCTGGCTGAACGGAATTATCTCTCGTAGAACGATAACTCCGTTGGAATTCGTCTCTCAAACCGACGCAGCGAACCGGGCCAACGTTTGTGCGGGCTGCCCGATGAATACCGCACTCGCGGAGGGATGTTCAAGCTGCAAAGCGGCGTTACGAGAACTTAGAAAAAACGTAATCGGCGGACGAATCATTGACAGCCGGATAAACGGATGTGTTGTCACCGGAGAAGATTTGCCAACAACCGTCTGGCTGAACGAGCCGACGATTGAAAACGCAGAACTACCGGCGCATTGTTGGAGAAAGAGAACGCTGTGATCTTCCGTTTCGATTCAATTTTTCGCGCAATCAGTGCTTTTGCTCGTATGTGCTGGTGGGCGCATAAAGGATACCGAAACCTGGCAACCGAATCGGAGCAGGAAGAACGCTCTGAATATTGTTACGACTGCCCGGAGCTAACAGAATCCGATCAATGCCGGCTTTGCACCTGTTTTCGTGCCGCGAAAGTAGTTTTGACCAGCGAGCGGTGTCCGTTGCGAAAATGGGACGTAATTCGGTCCAAACCGCTTGACAGCAGCCTCTAAAATCAACACTATTAAATAGAATATGCCGCCATCTGATAACTTTTCGATGCCCTACACCACCAGTCCGGTGACAGCCTCTAGCGGCGATTACGCATTCGGTATAATTCGATCTCCGAAAATCGACGAAAAGGGAGAACCGCACCAGAAATCCATCCGGGATATTCAAATGGCTCGGGATGTTGTCCGAACAGTGATTATGGCGGGCCGAAATCGTCAAATTGTCAACAGCAGAATCCTTGCTAAATACAATGCCGAGCGTCCCTACGACAGCCACAAGCTTGAATCCGAAGGACTAGGATGGAAGCAGAATTTTACGACGAAACCGTTGCCGAACATGATCGAGAAAGTCGCGCCGCGGTTCTCGATTGCCGTTGACGGATTGAAATATTTTACGAATTCTTCACTTTCAGATAAATGGTTGAACAACACTGAAAAAACGGAAAAATTCCGAAAGATAATCACTGAAACAATTCGGGGCCGGAAGGGCTGGAAAACGTTGATCGAGGATATTGCGTTTAACAACGCGCTGTTCGGTCATTCGGTTATCGCTTGGCTCGATGAGTTCAGTTGGTTTCCGAAACACTTTCAACAAGACGAGAGTTTTCTTTCCGACGGCACAAAACAAACGGTTAGCTACAGTCAGGTCGCCGTGCTGAAAGAAGTTTTCATGCCGCACGAACTGTTCGATCAGATCAAGGATATGGAGGCTGCGAAGATGGTGGGCTGGAACATCCAGGAAACCATCGACTCGATTAACCGCGCGTCTCCGGTGCAAATCCGCGACCGTCTGAACGTCGGCGGAACGTTGGAAACCTGGTATCAGAATGCATTGCGCGAACTGACTATCGGCGCAAGCTACATGGCTGGCATGAGTGTCATTGTCGTTTATTCTTTGATTGTTCAAGAAGTGACTGGGAAAGTGTCGCACTACCGTATGGCCGGCCCGGAGCTTCTTGCGATCTTTGAGAAAGATGACAGGTTTGAACGCATGGATGACTGCCTTGCATTTTTTGCGTATCAAAAGGGCAACGGAACGATGCACGGTAGTAAAGGTGTCGGACGTGATATTTACGAACTCGCGGGCATGATCGACAGGACCAGAAATGAAATCGTTGATAGGTCGATACTTTCCGGCAAACAAATGGTGCAAGGCGACGTAAAACGAATCCATCAATTCAAAATGTCGATTGTTGGCGCTACGGTTATCGTGCCGAGCGGCTGGGATTTTCTTCAGCACAAAATCGACGGAAATATTGAACCGTTCCTCAAGCTCGATGCATATTTTTCTCAGCTTGTAGATCAGTTAATTGGAAACACATCGCCTCCAACAACTCAGAGCGGGGAGGGTATGCGAAGTCCTGCGGCCTGGAACCTTCTTGCTTCCCGCGAGGAAGAAGGAAAAGACGTAAAGATCAATAGGTTTCTCGAACAGTTTGTTGAAATGGTCGGAACAATGCAGCGTCGTATTTGCGATGTTGATACCAGCGACAAAGACGCAAAGGAAGCTCAGCGGCAGTTGTTGTTATCCATGACGCGCGATGAAATTGACGAACTTGCCAACGATACCGTTGCCGGAACTATTCGGGATTTGACTCCGCAGGAGCGACAATTGATTGTTGCTATTGCCGGAGAGAAAAAAGGAAATCCGTTGTATAACCAGCGCGCGCTTGAGGTTGAGGATTTGACGGCGCGAGTCGGCGCTGATTTCGCCGAGAAGGTGTTGATGCCGGCCAACGATCCAACAGAAGAAGCGGAGAATCACCGCCAGCAGCAGTTTGAATCTGCGCTGCTGTCGCTCGGTCAGCCGGTGCCAGTATCGCCTCGGGATAATCATCTTATACATCTCTCTGTGGTAATGCCGACTGCGGAAAATATGGGCCATGCGCTGATGCAAGGCGGAACGAATACTCAGGCTTTCGAGACGATATTGGCCCACATAAACGAGCACTATAATCAGGCTCTCGGTCAAGGTGTTCCGAAAGAAAAACTCAAGGAAGTCGCCGAGTTAATGAAACAGGCCGGTCCTGCGATTGCCAAGCTTAAGGCAATCGACCAGCAGGCGCAGCAGCTTCAGGCAGCCAGCGCACAGCATGATGCAGAGCATCCGATGAATTCCATGCAGCCGTCCGCTTCACCCGGACAGCCGCCAATGCCGGTTCCGCCCGCGCCGCCGGCACCAATGCCAAACCAAACAGCCCAATGACCACACATGGATATATCAAATGACTCGCTCCCTTGGAGTTCCGAGGACGTAGCGTTATTTCGTCAGTTTCTCAAGGCCCAAACCGGCAAACGTTTTCTCCCGAAGATCGTTGAGTCGGTGCCGATATTACTTGCTAAGGGTAACGACAATGAAATTTTAATTCGCTCCGGCGAAGTCCGGGGCTATCAACTCGCGGCTCAGG